GATATTTTCTTGTCTGATAAATCTTCGAAAGACACCCGTTTATTATTTGGAACTCGAAATGTTTGTAAGTTCATTCTTGTCTTTTCTAAGAAATGTTTATTACACTCCATAAGTGTTTTTCCGTGATTATCATTTTCCGCCACATCGGAAATATTTGTTTCAAACAACTTTGTTACCTCCTCCATTTTATTATCGGGTATATCCGAAAACCAATTGTTTTTATTGATAAACTCCCATAAAAAATGTTTATTTTTTGTCGACGAAAATACGCTATCTACGTCCATTAGGCTTAATAATTAAATAATTATTAAGCCTATTTCAAAAAGATTGATTTGTTTAACACGTCCAAAATAGCATCCATCAATATAGAATTTACCATAAAAATTTATGGCTTAGTATTTTTGGCGTAAAATATCCTTTCCCCTTGCGCATTTCCTTTTTAATTGCCGCACCCCTATTTTTTGTTCCCGAATGCCTAGAAAAATAGTTCTGCATTCTTTTACGCGTTCCGTGATTTTTAGATTTATATAACTTCAGCGGCGTTCTATCCTTATACTGCTCATATCTTCTATCTCCAAAATGTATTTTCCGTGTTTTTTTGTTTTTTTTATTTTCTACAATAACCGTATATTTTTTGGGGAAAGGTCCCTTTTTAAATTCTATTATTTTTTCTTTCATATAATATTACGCAATATTATATGAATTCACTAAGTATATTCATCGAGAATATGTCTATTCTTCGTGATTAAAATATTTCTTTCTCAGGCGCATCATATCTTTATCTGCAATCCTATTATTCATCAACCACTTAGGTGTCTTTTTTCCATATAAGAGTTGGATGTTTATGAATAAGCTATACATACCACACTCGCTATCTTGGTATTGATGTTCTTTTTTATTTTCATAAAGAGTAAGGGTAATTCCAATGTCAGCCGCTTGTTTTATAATTCTATTGACCAGCTCCCTTATTTCTTTCGGCATAGAATCGCCAGTGCTGTCTATATAAAACACATATTTCTTCCGGAGGTCGACAAATGTGGAAAACCAATGAGAACCTTCCTTGTAGTGTGGGTCAAGGTTGAATATCATCCCTATTTTATTCTTACCTTTAGATATCAACGATTTTAAATCAAAATTACATAGTTCGTTCCAAACACATTCTCCATAAACAAACCTTTTATCAAAATCAATAGGAGATGGACCTATAAACGCAAAGTTTTTCATCCTCATTTCGTGCTGTTTCATAACCTCCTCTATTTCGACACTAGAAAGCCATTCATTTGGATTTTTATTCCACGCGGCAGGAGCAAATGGAGCAAAAGTATATTTCGCTAATTCCGCGGTTATTTTATTCTTAGAGAACTTTTGTTTAAGCCAGCAATGCTCCGAACTGCACACCTTGTCCATATTTTTTTTTAACGTATGCCATATTTTCTTTGGTTTTTTTTCTAAGATAGGGGCATCCGGGTGGCGAGCATTCCACATTTTTTTTAATTTATGCAAAGACTCGTTACTATAACACGTAAATTTGTTGTCCTTTTTACCGGGACTACATATCATTTTTTTTGTTTTCCGCCGCTTTCCCCCCCGAAGCCTATACCGTCTTGTAGTAGACATTGTATATATATATATAGAACGTATATTTTATTTATTTTTTTTTCTTACCCCCTTCGTTCTCAGAACCGGGTCTTTTAAATTTATATTCTTCTTCTGGGGTAGGCTTTCGGTCTCCTTAATGGGCGTTTTCTTTGTTACAAAGTCGTCCATTGTTATATGGGGCGGTTTTATATTATAAATATACTTGTTCGCATCATCGACAGAACAATCTTTCATACCACCAGTCGTGTCTTGGTCAGTCATACCTTCGTATTCCTCCTGTAAAATGTCCTTTGTGTCTATCATTTTTAGGTATTCTATCAAATAGTTTATATATCCCTCGTGCAATATCTTCAAATGTGTGGGATGTTCATTCGGTTTAAATAATTCCCGTGTTACGGTTAAAATCCTTTTTTTATAGAACCTTTTATCCGCTAATGTAGGACCATCGTCCCTATTTTTGTCGTTGCCCATACATTTACTATTAGAATAGTATGACGGATTCGTCATATAATCCATCGTCGCACGATGGATAAAGTTTTCGTTATGTTGACTCATTAATATATATTCTAGTTTATATTCTAGAATATATGTTATTTTACAGTTCCATACGCTGCGGTCAATATCCTCATCTAATTATTTAGCGGCTTGGATTGCGTGCCGCTCTGCGTCCTGTTCTGCGTGCCGCTCTGCGTCCTGTTCTGCGTGCCGCTCTGCGTCCTGTTCTGCGTGCCGCTCTGCGTCCTGTTCTGCGTTTTTTATTGGAGCCGCGCCCCTCAAACCCTCTAGTAATGTTTCCAGTGAGTTCTAGTTCGCGGCGTTGCTTTTCCATAAGCGCGGGATGTAGAACAGTTCTACACCGCGTATTCCGTCTGCGCAAGTCTTTTTCGTATTTTAAATATTTAGCGACATCATCTCCCCGCCTCCCAAGATATCTTGGAACAAAATTTCCTTCTATCTCAAGAAGATCTATGGATCTTTGGCATTCTAATAGGTCTTCCATAATATCACGTAAAATATTGGTTTGATTTTGTCGTCGGCGGTCCGCGTATTTTTTTGTATATTCAATTTCGGCTTTCTCCGCTTCCTTTATTTCACTTACCATAGAATCAACCTCGGCTGGGGGTTGTAGCGTTTTACTTCTAAACATTTCGAGTCTGTCTGAAAGGTCGCCTGTGACACGGTTTATACTTCCGGTAGAAAGTTTTTTTTTGCTAAATACTGTCCGTGGCGACATCCCGGGTGTTTTTGTAAAACTTTCTAAACGTTTTTTTGTACTTGTAAACATTATATTATACGGTCCTAAAATAATGTTTATTATGTATTTCTAAGTTGAACCCGTGTACAATTGTCGAATACTTCATTTCCTAAGTTGCATACATTTGGATTAAACTCGCTAAACTCGCTCTCGGCAAATAGTCCGGGAAATGGCTGATCGACAACAATACTATCTACAATACCAACGTAGAGGTCGCTACTAGTGGACGGCACATATACCGCCTGGTCCCCTTTCTGTAGTGCGAAGAATTGATTTCTTAGTTTAGATTCGTCGTTAATATGTGTTGGAAATCCGCTCCACGGTGCGTTTGCGGTTCCCGGGTTAAACGTTTGCGTAATATTATAAGTCGGCGGGATTACAATTGGCTCAGTTGCTCGCGCTCTCCTATCAAGTATAGGCATTATCGCGTATTTTGTTGAGACCGGTCTCATATCAATCTGTGGTTGCAAATATGAAGATGGAACATTTCTAGCCGAAATCCGGTCGCTTAATTCCTGAGTTCTCCCCGAACCACAACTAATAAGTCCACGAACTACACCATACATACTATTATATTCATTATTCATTTCCGCCATAATATATATATTGTATATAAAGAAATTACCTAAACGTTAATATTAAATGATTATTAATGTGTGGGATATTCGCATTAATGAATAATACCACAGCAATCCCGAAAACGGCAATAAACGATGCGTTTTCGAAAGGTAGTTTGCGTGGTCCAGAAGTCAGCACCTTGGAAATATGCGATAATAAATTATTATTTGGATTCCATCGCCTAGCAATTAATGGTCTAAATCCCGAATCAAACCAACCAATTAAAATAGACAATATCAAGCTTATCTGTAATGGCGAAATATACAATTATAAAGAACTATATTCGCATTTAGACGTATCTCCTTCAACCGACTCCGACTGCGAAATAATCATTCATTTGTATAAAAAATATGGAATTGACCGCACACTTAAGCTTCTAGATGGCGTATTTTCATTTATTTTATATGATTTTGGAGAGGAAACGACAGACCCAATAGTATATGTTGCGAGAGACCCGTATGGAGTTAGACCTCTATATATGATGGAGGCAAGAACCGAGACAAATAATACTCACGTGACAAATAATACTCAGGCGACAAATAATACTCAGGCGACAAATAGAGGTATAAATATAACCCACGACAGAATTATCGCATTTTCATCAGAACTAAAGGTTCTGAGTGAGATATTAAACCACAGCAGTATGTTAAGCCTTGGTGTATTAAACAGCGCTACCGACATTTTTAAGAACCATCCAACGTATTTCAAAACAATCACGCCTTTTACTATTCATCAATTCCCACCCGGAACATACTCTACGTATACGTGCGGATTTACCTCCCACTCATATTGGAAACCTATTTCGGTGGAAAACATTTACACCACGCCACGATGTCCACCTAGCATTCTTAATATATATAATCAAACAGATGTGGAAGCCGCTCGCCTCCAAATTTGTAAACTGTTAAACCGTTCTGTAGAAAAACGGGTTATAGGAACGTGTGAACGTCCCATCGCGTGTTTGCTTTCCGGTGGACTTGACAGCAGTCTAATAACCGCACTTGTTAATAAATATTACACAGGAACGCTAGAAACATATAGTATCGGTATGGCAGGTTCGGAAGACCTCCGTCGAGCTAAGCAAGTAGCGCTATATCTCAAAACAAAACACACCGAAGTTATTCTCACAAAGGAAGAATTCTTTACAGCAATCCCCGAGACAATCCAAACAATCGAGAGCTACGACACAACCACCGTCCGCGCGTCTGTTGGAAATTATTTACTTGGGAAATATATTTCACAACACAGCAAAGCCAAGGTAATATTTAATGGGGATGGAAGTGACGAGCTTACCGGCGGGTATTTGTATTTTCTGAAGGCACCGAGCGACCTCGAGTTTGACAATGAGTGCCGCCGATTGTTAAAAGATATACACCACTTTGATGTTCTGCGTTCAGATAAAAGTATTTCATCTAATGGTCTGGAGCCCAGAACTCCGTTCTTAGATAGAGAATTCGTTGATTATTATTTATCCATACCAATTTCTATTAGAAATCCGATGTCCAACGCATCGTATGTTATTAATAAGAATGTATGTGAAAAATTTTTATTGAGACAATCGTTTTCCATAATAGAGCCAAGTCTATTACCCGACCAAATTATTTGGAGAACCAAAGAGGCATTTAGTGATGGAGTGAGTGGCGTTGATGGGTCGTGGTTTGAAATAATCGACAAGGAAATCGCCAAGAGTGGATTCGAGCCGAAGAGCTACACAAATAACTACAAGAGAACTCTCCAGGAAACGAATCCGCCAATTACGCGAGAACAGCAGTATTATAGAGAGATATATGATTCTATTTATCCTAACACCGCATACGTGCTCCCGTATTTTTGGATGCCTAAATATGTAAACGCATCCGACTCAAGTGCGAGAACTCTCGATATATATAAGAAACAGGAAACCGCTTCTTCTCCACGCAAAGCTGCGATCCACGTGTGCGAATAATAATATATAAAAACCTGTATAATATATACGGATGACCGGATTTATTAGAACACTAATCAACAGCAAATGGCACAGGAATATATATATATACGCGATATATGCATCATATGTCCTGATAATTATTGCAGTTACTGGTTTTTTTTATATATCTCCTAAATACCTAACAACTTTAGAGGACTGGATTAAATATTATGTAATCGCTTTCTTACTACTGAGGTTCAATCCCTGGATATCTAATATAAAAGACCGGAGGGAAAACGCCGAGGTTGACAGAAAGATTGCCTTCTCGGCCGGAATCTTTTTATTATTAACTACTGCTGCTACAGATGTCGCGATGAATAGCCTTTCGCATATTGGTATTCCTATCAAAAAACTCTAAAAATAATATATTTTAAAAATTATATTATTTTATTGAACCTTTTAAGATTTCTTAACGGCGTTTAGAACGGCGGCGGCGTCTAGAGCGGCGTTTTTTAGCGTGGTGTTTAGCGTGGTGTTTAGCGTGGTGTTTGCTGGACCGACGTTTATGGCGGCGGCTGCGTGAACGCGACCGCTTGGTGCACCTTGAGCGGCGACGACGACGACTCTTTCCGCCACTGAGTGGGGAACCAACGAGCGAGGAATCAACTAATTGACTGAGTGAGTATCCTTCAACAGTCATTATATAGTATATAAATATAATAATTATTATCAAAATTTATATTAGAAGATTTTACGTGTCCCGGCGCCTTTATTAGAATAATTTCCGCGTCTTGTTTTTTTGCCGCTTTTCAAAAACTCCTTCAAGTGCTGCAATATTTTTTTACTAATTACCTTATCTACGCTTATTTCATTCTCTCCCTTCTTGATAACATCGTGTCCGTATTTGTTCATATATTTATGTATACTGTTTGCAAATTCTGAACGCTCTCCAACAACTTTATCTCCGTGCGATTTATAATATCTATCCGCCATTTCTCTAAATGTAAAGCTATGTGTATACGGCTTCGCGTTAATATAAAATACGTTGCTATGCTTCATACGCGGGTGATACCTATCATCTAAAAAACATATCTTGGCATTTTTGGGAATTTGGGTGCATCTTAATAGGTCCCCTACGCTTTTATCGTGACTTGTACGCCCAGCCTCCACAATCTTACCATCTACCTTAAACGCTGCAACGATATCGTCAAATACTACCGCGTTTAATTTATGGTCAAAATACTTTGCAATATTTTCCGCCCACGACCTAGGGCCTTGATTATTTGTATATATCATCAGTTTTTTACATTTATTTGCTGCCCTCTTCTTTACCAAAAACGACATTATCTTCATAATATCCGGTCTCAAAAATTCTTCGAATAAGTCCATAAGTTCAAAAAAATGCGACCTCTCTATTTTATTTTTTGTATAATTCTCTAGAGCGTCACAGAACATACCCAGTTCAACAAATGTCCCGAGCGTTTCATCTAAATCAAACACAACTATTTTAGGAGGGTTTGTCATATCTATTATTGAGAATTTATTTTATACAATTATTCTCTCCCCATATACTATATGAAGAACCTTACTCTATCAGACTATAAGGCGATCCTATATTATTATAATGTGGAGGTTGATACGTTAAGTAAAAAACAAATAAAGTTGCAGGCAGAGGATATGTTGGCTGCAAAGCTCTGTCGTTGTATAAAAAAAGTTAATGCTATTCAGAAAGACAACTCTCGCTCAATAGCAATATGTAGAAATAGGGTTATCAAACGAAAGGGGCTGGCTACCTCCGGATTCAAGTGCAAAAGAAAACCAAGACTTCTCCCATTCAAAAAAACAAAACGTGTTTTAAAAAAACTAAGGAAAAACTTGACTATCCGAAAATACAAGAAATAACATTGTTTATGAAATTGCTCGCCTCTATAAAGTCTCGCTAGTATCCATCCCTCCCGCTTCCTTTCCTATCAATGAACGTTTCTAGCTGAACCCTTTCATCCGTGTGGAGAAGACCAATCGATACTTTAATGTCGGTAAACGACTCTGACAGAGCGGGTATTCTAGCATCGTGGTTAATGAACAGTCTCCGGAATACATTCCTATGAAAATCTGAATACCCAAACATTACGGGTGTGTCGTTATTTAAAAACCTTGTTATGTCGTTACTAAGCCACTCCAGACTTCGTTCTTTCGGTTCCGGAAACCGTTTTTTATATTCAGTGTGGGTTCGTTCCATTGTCAAATAATATGACCGTATATCGTCAAGTAATTCCGGGGACTGCGGAGAGTATGTATATGGGACAATCATATCGCGGAATATACCCGGAGGAAGTTTATCTAGATAAGACATTGATAAATTAAATTAAAAATCAAATGCAATCAATTTTATGTTGTTTATACGAATAATTATTTTCCCATCTACATTATAAAATTGATTGTAAGTATTCAGTAAATTTAATAATAATAACACACATAACAAGAATATGAACATCATCCCTCTCCCAGACGAGCTTGTCCGCGCCATTTATAGCTATATAAACCCGGCGTTTGAGTATTCCGGCTATATCAAAAATGCTAGGGGGTATAGCAAAACAAAGGCGGAGCTATGTAATTTATGCACCGAATGCCAAATGGTCTCATATCACGGGACCGCTGAAGAAAAAATAGATAATTGTGTAAATATTGCATCGTATTCGTGTCTTGCTGCCGAATACCTAGAATCAATTAGTTTATTCATTGACAATAATCCCAAGTTTAAGCGCGAGGGGGTCATCGCGCCGCATAAATATAAAACTCATTTTGATTATGAAATACACGAGGACTCTGTCAAAATGATAGAAGTCGAAATTTCGTTGCGTCGAGGAATGTGGATATATCCGGATAAGTCCAGGGAGGTTTTGTTGTTCCATAGTATCCCCGAGATCCTTTTCAACGGGACAATTAAAGATATTATGTATTCTTGCATTATAAACAACATTAGAGGATTCAAAATAGCTCTAGGAAAATATCAAAGAAGGAATAAAATTTATCACCTCTCCGAAAGGGACATTTCTAAATTTGTAAACGAATATTATAATAACCTCGACTGGAACAAAGTCGACGTTGTTGCATATAGGAAAGGACTTATTAGAAAACTTATGAAGATTTAGTATATATTGTTTGTATATTAGTATGCTGCCGTCCGACATTATTTTTCCCGTTAAAGGAAAAAATTGTAGAATTACGTTATTTCTACTATTATTGAGACTAACGTTAAACTGCCCGATACTCAATAACCCGTGTTAAGACTTTTCTAATTATATTTCATTTATTTAAATATTCCATTGCCGATAATAACACCCTCTCCTCTTCGCTAAGTTTCTGGAAAACCAGACACTTCGCCATTTTAAATTCAAACACTAGGTTATTCCGGTTTCTACACAATACACTTACGTCATTTCCTATTTTGACATCACATACGACTCCACCATTTGTAAGTTTTATATTATCCGGATTTGTTAAGGGGATCCATCTCACATAAGAACCGAACTTTATGTCAGGGATTTCGTCAATGTATCTATAATGCTTGAGGGATTTATGATACTTAACCAATACTTCCCGGCTTAGACCTAGTCTCTGAAGCATATCGTTTTTCATTTTTTTCACAGAAGTATAATCTAATTTCATTAATTTTGCATTATCGTCGTTATCAAGTGCGTTTATTAATGTATCTATGTCTAGCCCCATATTAATATAATTTACTATATATTATAAACGAAAAATTAGTTTTATATCATATAAAAATGAAGAATTTAAAATTGAAGTATTTTAAAGTCGCTTATAATATATAAAATAATGAACACGTTGCCTAACGAACTTGTTCGAAAAATTTATCAGTATATCCACCCAGCTTTCGATTATTGCGAATATATAAAAAACAAACAATCATATATCATTGAGAAACCCATAATGGACAGCTACTACACAGATATCTACAATAATTTAGACACGATTGAACATACTTCGGATAAGATGGGTGTAGTTTTCGCATATTGTGCTCTAATGAACGACTACTTGACAAAGATGAAAATGTTTATTTCAAAGAATCCTAAATTTAACAGACCACCAGAGTCAAATTATTTAAGTGAACATCAGTATATTACGATGTGGTCTACTGTGTATACTTTAGACCAAATGATTAGTATGGAACAAAACATTATGAATCGTCGAAGAAGGTGGACGCAGCACAATCCGCCACGAATGGAAATAGGGAGCGTTGTTGACATTTTGACATATGGATCTGTTAACGACCTCAGATATAGCTGTATTATAAATCTTATAGATTTCGCGGCAAGTTATCCATACGGAGATGACCCATATGGCTTACAATATAAGAAATATCTCGCGGGAAAACTTATGAAAATCTAGTTTACTTATCGGTAAGAACGTCCTTTGATATAACCGTTCCCTTCACAATATTTTTAATAATTTTGTTTTCAGTAGATGACTGCGAAACGTCCTTCATTGCCTCTCGGACAATTTTTATATATTCATCGCGCCCATTATCGGTATTCTCCCAGTCGGGATTTCCTTCCTCCCATACTGTTATTGTTTTTCGTTGTTTATTTGCAATATCATTTATTGCGGATTTGATATGATATTTATTCTCGTCCCTCCCCCACTCGTTGTTTTCCTTTATATATAGCGTTTCGCGCTTCACGTCGGTGCAGTGTATAGGTCTTCTAAACGTGTCCAACTGATTTAGTGCATTTACAAAGACGGTGCTCACTCCCTCAACCAACCCCTTATCTTTGGTATATATAAGATCATCCAGCTGAATATGCAACGACTCGATAAAATCAGATAGATTAATCGCATTTTTGCACTGTTCATTCAGAAAGACGTTTACGTTGAATCGGTTATTGTTATTATTGCCGATTCTCGGTATCATGTCTTGTATTATTTCCCTCTGTTCTTTCAACTGAACCATCATCTCATTTTTCACGTTTGAGTCACTATGTATTCCTGCTAATATACGCTCCATTAAAAGTCTCATATCCGTATTATCGTTTTCTACATTCGTACTTATTGGATTCATCTTTACAGAATCATCTATCACCGTATTCTCCGCCCCACCACATTCTGTTATCAAAAGATTTCCCGATTTATTTTTTTTTGTTATATTAGTTATTACTTTTTGCGGTGGTCCACACGTCTTTCCGTGCCTCCAGAGCCCCGACCGTTGTTTATAACCCTTACCACAATGGTCGCAATAATGCTTCCCTTCTTGGTTCTTATGCATTTTTTTTGTGGGCGTTGCCGTCCGTTGCCGTTTATGCTTAAGGGTTGAGCAATGTTGCTTCCAAAGGAAAGGACGTGAGCATCTATAGTCGCATTTTTCACAGTAAAATTCTGTGCATATTTTTTGCATATTTCGGTTGCCAAAAATATGCTCTATTTAAGCAACGAAAAATATGCACAAGTCCTTTTCGTTAAAATATATATTTTTTTTAAAAACCAAATTTGTCCAAAAAAACGGCAACATAAAAAGAGACGGATTTTATTTATGGTGCCATAAATCTATAAGAAATCCCGCACAACAATACCGTATTTCGTAACATTTCAACTGCATATATTTTGGTTGCCGATTTTCTGCATATTCAGCAACGGAAAATATGCAGCTCAAAATCGCAAAAATAGTGAAAAAATGTATGGTAACAACTTAAAAATCTTTTTTTTTATTTTCAGAGCTTTATCGTCTAAAACCAACTTTTTTAATTTTTGAGAAAAAACGGGCATCCTCAATTTCATTTTCTGAAAATGGACATTCTCAGAATGTCCTTTTTTCAATTATCGAAAATAGAATGCCCGTTTTTTTTCAAAAATTAAAAAAGTTGAAGTTTTTATGGTAACAAATATTAATAATATTAATAATTTAACACTGTATTAGATAACACTCCAAAAATAATGATGCAGTTCAAAATCAGGCAAACTTTTTGAAAAACATAGATGAGAGGAGAGATATATATTATATGTAATAATTGTATATGTTGTGTAAAATGTCTAGTTGGTTAGCAAACTCTATGGCTATATATTGTCTCGCGTGTGTTTACTATATTGTAGCTACGCGCAAGGTAGGAACCCCCTTTAATGACTCTCTTAGTGTAACACAGAGAGAAATTAAGAAAAAATCAGCAAATATACGTAGAACCATATTTTATCAAGGAATAATTGGCTCCGCAATACTTATTTTAATAATGAAGCCTTTTGAAAGATGCGACTAAATAATAGAAAATCCCGTCTTTAGCGCCGTCTTTTTTTGCAGCTTCTTCGATTCCCCCCAAGCGGACCGCCCCTGACAGCAAAATGCGTAGCACGTCTTTTGAAACGTTTATGAAGATCTCTCTTCTGTTTAGAAGTATACTGTCCGCCGCGCGACTTTAACTGGCTCGAGCGAACGCGCCTCCAAGACGTCAACGTATCTTTCCGAGACATTCTTGGTATTTTATTGCGAAGAGAGTTATATGGAGAAAGTTTTTTGGTAGGCATTATACTGTAGGTAGAGATTATAATTTGCAAAATTGAAACAAATAATAAGATAATTAAGATAAATAAATATGAAAGGCCCATCACACGTATTCTTTAGCGATAGTGGAGAAAAAATCAAGAAAACCCAAACACTCGCAAAATCCGATGTTTTCACAAATGAAGATAGCATAGCTTGTTCGTCATTTTACGATATGGTAAATGATGTGATTCTTCAAGAACAGTATGGTGTCGAGGATTATATCACAAATTATTTCGGCGGGTGGACGAGATACGACTGGGGAGATTATACATTTTGGTGGTGGAACACTCCCCGAAATGGAGGGATGGGACTTCAGAAATACGAACCATTTAGTTGCGTAGTTTCAGATTTGAAATATATTACCTCTTCGTTGGGTGCTCCTAAATTAGAGGAGTCAACATGGGATGAAGTATATCACGGATATTGGATTACGTGCACGTGGGACAGCGAGGCTGGCGGCGGCGAGGTAAAAACGTTTTGGTGGGGCGAGTAACCCGGTAAATTTAGGAGTATATAAAATATGTTTTGGATAAAGATAAATAAAAATAAGAAAAAATATTTTCTTTATATATATTATAATGTTTGGAGGAACTAGCCATCACCGCCGCCATTCGCGCGCCCGCCATTCGCGCGCCCGTCATTCGCACGCCCGCCATTCGCGCGCCCGTCATTCGCACGCCCGCGGTAAATCCCACCGCCGCCGTAAATCGCATAAACGCCGCAAGTCGCACCACGCCAAGCACCACCGTCGGTCCAAGCACCACCGTCGGTCCAAGCACCACGCCAAGCACCGCGCACATTAATTATAAATATATTTCATATGAATAATCTGAAATATATAAATCTAAAATTTAGGAATATCAAACCCTATTTTAGAATTAGACATATAGAATACCGAACATATGTTGCGTTTAAACAATTTCACAATCATATCCCTTACTTTTTCGCGGGTAAGAGAATCAATACGAGCGGATACCTCAGATAGGGTGTAAATAATTGGACTTTTATTTTCAATTTGATACAGGTATTGCGGCGAATAAAACGTCGTAACGCTAGATGTAGTATTCAAACATACGCTTTGTAGTTTTAATAAATATTTCAATTTATAATGCACAAGGGTTTCCTTATCAATAAGAACGGACTTATATTTTTTTAGTATATCGAAGGTTGTGTGTAGAACCTTTTTAAGATTTTTATGGATTGTGGATATATTAATATTTAATAATGTTCCGCAAAAATTAGTAGAATGAGAAACGGCTACACCATATACCAACTTATCTTTAATCCTCAATTGTTTTAGAAGCAAAGAATTTAGTCCACTGCCGAGTATTTCAGTTATAATTGGAATATATAATAGGGTTTTGTCGCCGTGATATATTGGAATAGGAAATTCTATAAATATTGTAGAATTTTTATTCGAATCGTTCTTTACGTGAACCACTCTGGTTTTTACGTTATAACATAATTTAAAACGCGTCGGAGGCATCTTAGTGACACATTTTGTTTTAGGAAATGTAGCGAGTAGTTTTCTTATTTTAGAAACAATACCCTTTTTATTGTAATTTCCGCTTATAATAAATAATACACGTTTCCGAGAAATGATTTCTTTCGCGAATTCCAATAAATGCTCCTTCGTAAGAGTTTTTAAATTATCCAATTGTATTTTATAATCATTGCTGTATTGCAGCCCCGTATTCTTAAACATATGCATCGACGCAACCCTCTTCAGCTCGTAATCAGGAAGGTTCATATAGTTAGTAATTTCATTTCTAACCGCTTCAATCTCTCTACTCATTACGTCTGCAGTAATATGTGGATTAAGTGCGATCGATAGAATATAGTCTATCATCGTATTTTTAAACCTAGATAAACCTTTAATCCAATACCCGGTGCTGGTTGAGGTAGTGTATGCATTGCTCAATGTTCCATATTTTTCTAGATAAAATGTGCACCCGCGCTTGTAACATTTTTTCCAGGCATCTGTAATAATGTGTTCTAGTAAATGGGATATTCCCGAGTTATGTTTATTTTCCAGATAACTTCCGCCATACACTTTGCAATCCACTTGAAAAGTCTCCCCCTTTATTGGTAATAGCAAAAATTTATATCCATCAATAGTTATTTGTTCAGGTGCTGTTTTATAAAAACCAACCCCTTTTATAGATTTACGAGTGGTTCGTTTTGCACGCGCCGAACCGCGCTTTCTAGTAACCATATATATAATATGATTATTAAAATATTTTATCAATGTGAACCAGCCATTAGTGCTGCGCCGTGATATCCCGCCGTAAATACAGCCAATGCGCCAATCGTCGGGTAAATAAACTCATTTGACTTTTTTCTATAATATGAAATATATCCTAAAACGGGGACAATGAACAATAAGTGAATCGCATAAATTAAATACATTCGCCTATCGTGGTCTATTTTTTCTAGCGCAGCATCGCCATCGTTGACCTCTGGCGAAGACGTAGGAGGTTTAAGAATACCAGTAATGGAGTATTTTCCTCGACGTAAAGAAACTAAATCGCAATTAAAATAATAGTCATACCACGCCATAGCAACATATGCGACAACAAAAATAATGAATAATGTAAAATACAACATATAATTGTTTTTAAATACGGGTTTGTATAAAAACAGCATCATGCACAATATAGAAAATACAATGCACTTTTCATTAAATACAAACGCACGTCCAAATAATCCTCCGGCCATTTATAATATAATATTATATTATAAATGAAATACTTTAGGAACCAGTCTTACATTCTCATTATGATTCTTTATTCAGTAATCACGTTTTTCCTGGGTCCGATGGCTACTTTCACGATGAACACCGGCCCAGACCACATTGTGCACGGATTCGCGGCCGGGTTTGTGGTTAGTGTAATTTTATGGATGACGTTCGGCAAGAAATGTGTGCAGCAGAATAAGTGTAGTTTTTTTTAACTTAAAAAATTGAAGTTCATTTTTTGTAAATTAAATATGATACAAATGACGACCAAGATGATTATTGCGATTATTGCGTGTGCGACGGCAGCCTCCTCTCTTATGACTGAAAGCGAAACGCATCTTCGGGGTAATACTAACAAGGCGACCGACGATGTAAATATGAATGGGGATTATATGATGAATCATCTTCGGGGAAATAATGGCCGGGGATTGATGCAGCACAAGAATCGTCGGGTTCTGAATGGCGGTATTCCAAGTGCCAAGAATATTGTTGTCCCTTGTTATAACGCGACGAGCAATTGCGGAATTAATGGACAGTGTCGAGTAGACGGCTCCGTATCATTGTGTAAGTGTGATGACGGGTATTACTCGATGGACCGCTTGAAGCCGTGTGAAGCAAAGGGAAAGCCACAGGCCCTTATGGCCGCTATGTGGTATCTATTTGGGTGGACGGGGGGTCCAGCATTCGCACTTGGGTGGATTTCACTTGGAGCGTGGATTCTTACGACGTTTTGCTGCGGGTGCTGTTGTTTGGCCGAAGCGAAATCTTCCTCGCGAAGTGAAGATAAGAAAGGAGCTATGGCGTGCTTTGGCGTTCTGAACTATATTGCACTAGTGGCCCTCTTGATTTATGGCGGGATTATGGTTTCATCATCGAACTGTATTGATAGCGACGGAGTGCCTTGCAAGAAATGGTAAATAAATTGAATATAAATGGTAAATAAGTGGATTATAAATAGAATTTTTTCATAAAATATTCTATTTATCGAAGGTCTCCGTTTAAAAACTTTTTCATTAATTTATAAGCCGCTTGTGGCTTATACATAGGCACTTCGTGTCCGGCAAAGTTAACTGTTGCAAATATAAATTTTTTGTGGTTATTGGCGCTATACGTGCTAATATATCCGGCGGGTTCCTTCTCCACGAAATATTGCTTCCACTCCTTTTTAGGTTTAATATTAAGTTGAGTAATCCACCTCTGTGTGCCGATTGTTCCGCAAATAGCATCGTTTGTTCCGGACATTATAAAAACATCGAGATGCTTAACATCTTTATCGTTTAATAATTTATCTATTAACGGAACCTGAGAGATATAAGAGTCCTTTGCGCGATATTTTACCAGGTCGGAACACGCTTTCCATTTAACGCGCTGTTTTCGCGCGTGTATCGCCTCTTGAACATCCTTACGGTTTAAGTATTTCGTGGTATAATTATCGAGACAAGGTGTATATCTTTTCTTGACAGTTTTATTTTTAACACGAGAGTAGCTAATAAGTGTATTTTGTTGTTTTGATACACATATAGGGTAATCTATGGCATATGGGTTATGCTTTCCGACCTGGTCTTCTAGTTTATATGCGAGTTCGCTGCACCTGTTCTTTTTCCACGTTTTCCGCCAATTCTTTTTACCTTCCAAATTAGCGCACTTACGTTTTGTAAATTTATTCCACGATTTAATCGGTAGTTTCTGATGCCCCCAATAACTTTCTATTTGCGTCGCAGAACCAGTAAGCATATCCACGTATGGATTTCCTACCATAAATCCCTTTAGTTTTATTTCGTCGTTATGTTTTTTATTATATTTAACAATTTCATTTGCCCACGCGGGGACATAATGTCCGCCATAACTTTCGGATATCAAATACAAGCGATTCTTTTTAAAAGAAGAATATTTGTCAAAAAAGTTCAATACGAATTTTAGGTTATCCTTAGCGGATAACATATCGTTTGATACTAAATCAGATTTTGTATTAGACCAAGAAAATCCCACGCCAATTGGTTGTTCAACAAACACGATGTTTGCGAATTTAGTCCATGCCCAAGGGTTATATTTAACCTTTCCCCCTTTGGTGGGTCTATATGGACCAAATTCTTCGAATAATCCCATTAACCCCGAGCAGCCAGGCCCACCATTTGTCCAAAATAAAATAGGTGCGGTAGATGGGCTAGTTTCTGCCTCGACAAACATATAATACATATGTTTGCTGTCGGAGATGTCGACATATCCCCCGTATGTTTTTGACGGAAGCTTATTACTAAACCCCGGCATTTTATGTATAAGATCCGGATTGTCCGCGACCATTATATATATATATATATATATAAAACTATTTATTACTTTCGTTTTCGCCGTTTAAATGAATGGGCGAGTCCTCCTGCCGTTTATTTTGTTTGAAAGGTTTATCTACAACCTTTACGAGGGCGTCCTCTTTTTTTTCAGACACACTATCAGCACCAAGTTCCGTAGTCGGAAACAGCTTATGGGATACATTTTGCATCTGGAAAAATCGTAGGATAAATCTAGGTAAAACTGCCAACGTGTTCATATATGTTCGGTATTTAAGGGTTGATATAACCGCTTCATTCTGAAATTCAATACTATACCACCAAAAAGCGGGTATGTATAATACTTGTCCCTCCCTCAGAGTAACATCTAATGTATCGACATTTTTCATATCAAACATATATTCATCTTGAACATTCCAAGGGTTAATTGGAGAACTAAACTCAAACGTGTTATAATTTTTAGTTTCGCTTAAATACTCGCTACTTTTCGGCGGCGCAAGCTTAATTTTAACGGAGCCTTTCAAACAATAGTAAAAATTCCTATAATTAATATCATATCTCAATGGCGAATATGATTTTTTCGAACCAAACATAATATCATATGTTTTTGATGAAACCATACACGGTTTCAGGTAGTGATCATTAGAGCCTATTATATGATTAATACCTCCCGAAGAAATAAATTCCGCGTTATTCTCACTATAATATGTAGATTTGTCGTCTTTTTCAAAAAGCTCCTGTGTTTTATTTAAGCTTAGAGGGATATAATTTTCAATATTTATTGAATTTCTTATATTTACGTTGTCGTGTTTTTTATCACGCATCGAGACGAGTATACTATCGCGAATAGGTTGGTTTTCGTAATTAAAAACAGCGGGCTGTCGCAAATCACATAATTCCTCGACCTTTTCTTTTGAGATATTTTCTAGATAATATACTTCGTTCGTATTGTTTTTCTTTAAATGGTAGATAACGTGAAGATATATTAACAACACAACACTAAATATTATAATAGAGTATAGATGCATATCACTAAAAAATGCACATAATAATATATAACGAATACTACTTATTTATCGATAATTAGTCCTCTATCCGCGGAGCTAGGTAAAACCCGACAAAACACGTCTTATTGTCTTCATCATCGTCGGAAGAGAGATTATAAACAAAAGACATCGGCATATTGTCACTAAAACCCATAGAAATATTCTTGTTTAGTTTGCTGAAATTACACATCATATTGATAATTGCTAGACTATAAGACTGTGTTAGCACAGAATCCTCGCCGATTGCATATTCGTTCACGTCGTCTAGGTCAATTTTAGAACTCATTCCACCCTCAATTCCGCTCGTCTTGAATTGAATATCCTCGTCGGTGAATGTGAGTGTGAGTTGGTCGCTAAATATAAGAAGCTGAGTGATTAGTTTCGAAAAGACGATTGTCTCCATTTTAAGGTCGACGTGTGTCTCTTGGTCGGGGATAATCAGAAGCTCGGTGTCTAGGTCAATAAGAGCAATTTCGAAATGTTTATTAAACAGATTGGACGAATGAATCGTCCAGTTCTTTCTATCCCCGAACTTGATATGAAGCAAATCCGTGTTTCCCTCGTACGAGATCTCGATGATTTGATTGTCTTCAACTGCACTAATGACCTTATATAGAATGCCTGTTGCTAGACACACCTTGGGGTCATCTACACCATCGGAATAAGAATATTCGTCAAACCAAGAAGCACTCAGCTTACATTCAAATAGACAAATCTGCGAGTTGTCCATCCCCTGAATATAAAGACCGGTGTTACTAAAGTAAATAACAATATTTTCAACAAGCTGCTTGAGATGCTGAAATATCGCCGAGAATTTGGTAGCCTTTACTGAATCTTTAAGAATCAACTTCATTACTTTATATAATATATACTGAATCATATCAATTTTTTTTGATATGATTATAGAATTTATTCTTATAAAATTTATGCCTCTTCGATTTTCATACTAACATTATTGTTATTTTTACCTTTTTTTGGATTGCGGAATCTCCCCGACGGTGTCGCTTGTTTTTTTTCAGGAACCTTAATTTCTTCTGCAACCTTACTTTCGGTTGCAACCTTACTTTCGTCTGCAACCTTACTTTCGTCTGCAACCTTAATTTCTTCTGCAACCTTACTTTCGGTTGCAACCTTACTTTCGTCTTCTTGTTCTTCATCTTCCACGTGGCCTTTATTTAACTTATCTTTCAAAATAAGCGTATTTATCAACTTCTCTACAGCAGCCAATCTCTCGTGTAAACTATTCTCATTTGTACCTATTTTTTTTAGTGTTTCGTTAATTGCAGTAATCTGCATAGTGTGTGAATTTGTATGACCTATGCTCTCGCGCAAAATGCTGTCGTGAATCTTTAATGCCTCAATAGGGTCGGACGTAGACGGCATACGAGGGGCTTCCCCCTGCTGCGGCTGTCTCTGCTGCGGCTGTCTCTGCTGCGGCTGTCTCTGCTGCGGCTGTCTCTGCTGCGGCTGTCTGCGTGGGTTGTTCCTCTGCTGTTGCTGCTGTAAGATGTCGGCGCCACCTGAACGGCGTCTTTTTGCTGCTGATAATCCTGCTGCTCCACTCATTTTGAATTAAATAAATATTATAATTCGTGATTATTTTCGCATTTCCATTTTAATCGGAGGATGAAACGTATAATCGTGAATATTAAAGTCGGCTTCCGTATATTCCTCAATAGAGTCATATTTGTTGGAAATAGTTATAGTTGGGAATGCGTGGGGCATTCTGCTTATTTGGGGCGAAAGACTTTCCAAGTGGTCGCTGTAAATATGGCTATTTCCTAAATAATAGCAGAATTCGGTTGCCTTCAGCCCACAGTGCTTCGCGATTAAATGGGTTAGAAAACTATAAGATGCAATATTAAATGGGACACCTAGACCAACATCACCGCTTCTTTGATATAAACTACACGACAGTTTGTCGCCACCAAGAACGTTAAATTGCGCTAACACGTGGCAGGGAGGAAGCGCCATTTGGTTTAATTGTGATGGATTCCACGCAGACATAATGAGCCGTCTAGAAGTCCTCGTTTTCGGGTTTTTCAGTTCATCAATAATATACTGTAGTTGGTCTGTGCCTTTTCCTGTATAATCCGTTCTACAGTCTGTATAAGGAGCATTAAAAAATCTCCACTGGTGTCCATAAACAGGACCAAGATCATTTTCTTCTAGATGATGTAATCCTCTAGAATCCAAGAATTCTCTAGAGGCATTGCCATTCCATATTTTAACATTTTTATTTTGCAATTCTACATTGCTCGTAGAACCCTTTATAAACCATAATAGCTCGCGCAGACACGTTTTCCACGCGACTTTTTTCGTAGTTAAAATCGGAATATTATTATTTTCAAGAGAGAAATGCATTGCGGAACCGAAAATAGACTTTGTTGTTCCGTTGCGCCCTTCTACGAATTCGCCTTCATTTAGAATATCCTCAATTAAATGCAAATATTGGTTCTCGTCGTGTATGAGACCGTTCCTAGTTTTAATGCCCAGGGTTGACTTCTTCAACATTAATAATTATGAATTATATATTTTTAATATCTTTTTATAAATCATATGAGCGAAGTTACGGAATCATCAAAATCTTCCTCGAGCGACAATGAAGGATTTATAAACTATATTTTAACATTTAAGGATGATCAGAAAAACGAGGTTATGAACATTATGCAATACTGTGTTTTAGCTATAATACCTGTGATGGTAATCCTTAAAAGCGTAAAGACTATTGTACCCGCGGATGATGAGTCCAAAGGTTGTTTAGAAATAACAATAGAGTGTGTGTTGCAGATAGTGTTTATAATGGTAGCGATATGGTTAACGGATAGAATCATTCGCTATGTACCAACATATAGCAAAGAGAAATATGGAAAGTTTACTCCAGAAAATTTCATTATTCCGCTATTAGTTATATTAGCTACTATGCAGTCAAAACTTGGGTTCAAGTTAAACATATTAATGGACCGGTGTCTTGAAATGTGGAATGGTAAGCCAGATAAACGCGAGGAATCTGGTAAAGGTGGTGCACAGAATAAAGGTGGACCAAATTATAGATTACCTTCAAAAGAAGGTTATTCTAATCCTAATAGACAGGCAGGGTTTGGCGAGCTTGGTGCGTCGGGGAACGCTAATGGAAATGCAAATTCGCAGGCAATGATGAATACTAGTTTAACTGGAAGTGTTCCCGCGGGCGCTATGCCGCAAATTGGTGGGGGGTCACAATCTCAGCAAAACTTCAATGATTTTTATGCTGGATCGCAAAATAATATGCAAAACCAACCATTTCCTTCTCCAACAGAACCCTCCGCCGCGAACGAAGCACTCGGCGGCTCGTTTGGTAGCAGTTGGTAAAAAAATATTTTATTATATATATAACTTAATTTATTATATATATAAATTAATTATTATTATAGTTCCATTATAGAGCCATCAGGGAGTGGGTTTCGTTGGCTAGGCATCGAATATTGCTCTGGATAACGCACCCCTCTTTCGTAAGTCCAAGACCATAATCGACGCGATATAGCCAATCGTTATGTGTAATTCCGGGAGTGGCATCATATATATGTCTCTTTCTGGAGACGCCATTCTCGTTAATAATTACAATATCTCCCCGGTGGTATTTGATAGGAGGGAGTGTCCATTCTCCTTCAATCGCGGCGGATACATCGGATATATCATCGTGGCCAACAATTCTTACTAGTCCGTTTGCATATGAAACATAATATGTTGCTGCATCCTGATTATATCCACAGATAATCCCGTGTTTTTCTGCACCATCTACGATAACCGTCGCGGTGTCTCCGTTGTTGTATTTCGCAATAGATGTCATCTTGTTAGTATATAATAACTATAAGTGTAAATCAATTTTATAATATAATCTGGTTATACGATTTCACCTATCATTAGAGTTGTTAATATTTTCGGTAATAAGTGAAAATATTAAAGTTTATACCTTTTTAAAGAAGCATAGCGCTGCGATTCCTCCCAAGAATTGTGCCACCATATACCCGATAAGGTCTTCGGTATTAAGCTTTCCGTGAAGGTGCATCATCGCACTTACCGCAGGGTTAAAGTTGCCTCCGGATATCTTGCCGCCGAAGAATATTGCGGTAGCGAGGGCAACTCCGATGGGGATTGCTTCTCCTTTGGTTAAAATTACGGAGAGAAAAATAAACGTTCCAATAAATTCGACTAAATATTTTCCAAAATTCATTATAATAAAGCGTGAGATATAAAATTGATATAACTATGAATTATACAATAATATATATGCATTATTTCTTTCCAGAAACAAGACACTATTTAAAATGGAATATAGAACCTCACATAATACTTCCTAAAGATTTCTGTCCGGTTAAAGAGAAACTATTTCCCGGAGATGAAATAAACAACGCGGGAAAAGCAGAGAAATCCCCTTATCGAGAAAAACGAAATATCCCGGGCGTTTTGGTTCTCACCGGAAAAACATATGGGACGACTGGTAAGGGAAAAAGCGCAAGAAAGTATTATAAGTGCGTTCCATATGATATCAGATTACCGTGTATTCTTATACCATACGATGATAACCGAAAAACATTCTCTAAGCATACCGTAAATATATTTGTATTATTTACCATTAAGTGTTGGGAAAATAAGCATCCAGAGGGCGTATTGTCGAATGTAATCGGGAGGGTGGACATATCGGAGAACTTTTACGAGTATGAGTTGTATTGTAAAAATTTATTTATATCGATGCGAAGTTTTAATAAGGCCGCAAAAAATAAAACGAATAACCTCAATATGGGAGAACATATTTCGCTATTACTTAAAGGAGGAAAATACTCAAATAGGAAGGACCGACATATATTTAGCATCGATCCGGAGGGAACTGTCGACATAGACGACGCGATGGGTATCACTACAAAGAAGGATGCTCTCGGAGAAGAGGTCGTTATAATAAGTATATATATAGCAAACGTCCCGCAAATATTAAGCATATTAAATCTGTGGAGGGAGATGACACGAAGGGTTTCAACAATTTATCTACCAAACAAGAAGGTTTCTATGCTACCAACCGTGCTGTCTGAGGGGATAATGAGTTTAAAAGAGGGAGAGACGAGGATTGCATTTGCGATGGACATTCATATAAAGAGAAACAGTGTTATAGATGTTGCTTATAGCAATGTAATTATAGATGTTGCTAAAAATTATGTATACGATGAGAAGAAGTTACTAGTTAATAAAGATTATAATGATATTCTCTCTACCACAAGAAAAATAATTGACTATTCTAAGACAAACTCCATAGTTTCATATGTGGAAACTGTAGAGGACAGCCATGACATCGTCGCGTATTATATGATGATGATGAATCATATGTGCGGAAAAGAGCTAAAAAAGATGGAGGCAGGTATTTATCGGTCTGTTACTTGCGACCACTCGGAAAGCACCGGAACAAATAGATGTTTATGCACAAATAACCTCGCCCATCCGTCGGCTCGTGGATGTTATAAATATGTCATATATCCAAATGAATATGGGTCTTCTTGATAGAACGCCGGAGATGGCGGCCGTATTGGAAACGGAAGGACGTATGGACTCGCTAAATATATCTATGCGTAATATCCGCAGGGTTCAGACAAATTGTGCTCTATTGGGATATTGTGGAGATGCATCAACAGATAAGATGGTGGAGGGATATGTCGTGGGTTATCTAGAACAGGATAAAGAGTATACAATATATATTCCTCTGTTAAAATTAATTACGAGGATAATATCTGACGGGACGTATGAAATGCACAATAAATACAGATATAGTATACACGTATTTAATGAGGAGAATTCATTGCATAAAAAGATTAGATTACAGTTTTGTTAACCAAATGTGTTTTCGCCAGAGTAACGTATATATAAATATCCGTCTTCGGAAAGATTTTCGTCGAATGTTTGCCCAACGGTATAACTAATTGGAACCATTTTGTTATTTATAAACATAAAAATCGCCTGTTCGGCGGCGCACCTGATTTTTTTCCGAATGACATATTGGAATTGCCCCATTGTTAATCCGCGAGGGACTAAAAATTTGTGCTTATCGAGGTCGTCTATATCAGATGTATCGCTTTTTCCTACAATAATACAGCATCTGCTCGGGTATTTTTCTAATAATCTGGACGAGTCTGCCTTCCGTGATTCTAAAGAGCATTTTTTAAATTCATCAATATAGTTAGACATTTATATATAGATGAAAGATAATTAAGTTTAAATGCTTACCGAATGTATATAGTCGAAAATACCGCGATTGTCTTAAATATAATTAAATATAATTAAATATAAAGCGAAACATTTGTTGCCACGTATTTCAGGAGAAGAGGAGGTATGGCCTGTATTTTTTCAAGTGCCGACACGTTTTTCATCATTTCGCATATCTTTTCTAATTCAGAGACAATATTGCTAATTTTCAAAACACCTTTTATAAAGTCTCCCAACGATACCTGTTTCTCGTGTTTGAGTTTCTGGACAATTTCCTTGCATTTATCCTCGTCTTCGGAAGAGCACCACGCGTGAATATATTTCTGCAAATCCATATTAAACGTGTAATCTGTCCCCGTCTCCTCCCCTATAAGCTCCAGCTCGCTTTTCATATATGTCTGAAGTAAACCCTCAATATTTTTGGTGCACTCATCAACTGGGGGACCAAACGTGTCGCAATTGTATGTTTTCAGATCATCTTTAACATTTATATTTGTAAAGCATGACAATACTGTTGCTATTTGAACCGGACTAAAAGTAGAGAAGTAATCCGTGTCTACCACGAGCCGCGCCATAACAAGTGGATGTGCCTCCTGGACTTGGCTGGCGATCTTCCCAAGAGTAGTAATGTCGCTTTGTCCATCATTCATCGCAACGAATCCGTGATGCTGAAGAAAATCAGCCACGTAGGTGGCGTTGTTACAGATCCAGCTTTCGACATATGTTTTTTTGCTATTATTATTCACAATAGATGTCTCGGTCTCCTTGACTGAATTAAACTGTTCAATATCCCGTTCCAAAAATCGATAGTCGTCCTCCATAGAGGATAACTCTCGCAGCAGACGCTTGCGTTGTTTATTTGCCGACATTTTTAGTAGTGCCTTTTTTTCAGCAAAAGTTTCCATCACATCGAGGGGAGTTTTTGTAATCTGTTCCAACGCACTCTTTCTCATTATAAGTTCTTCTTTCATCCTAATATCTTCAGAATCATATACATTAATCTCCGCGAGAATGTCGGTGTTCATTAAACTTGTCTTCGTGAAATCCGTTATATTTTCGATAGACCCGCCCGCCGATAATATATGGAGGGCGAGCTGCAGCGAAATCTTAAATTTAGAGGAGAGTGCTTGAGGCGCACCAGTTAGAATCTGTTTACATTCAGCAGCAGACCCCATATCCACAAGATTACCTAAAATCCATACAAGCCCCTTCGTATCAATTCCTCGCCTGCCCGCCCGCCCGGCCATTTGAGTATATTCGTGTGCATAAAGCGGTCTCATCTGGGTTCCGTTAAATTTTTCAAGACTGGTGAAAATAGTTGACTTCGCAGGGACATTAATACCGACAGCAAATGTTTCCGTCGCAAATAACAGTTTAATATAACCTTTGTCGAATAAAAGCTCGACCATTTCGCGCAACACAGATAACATCCCTGCGTGGTGTATCGCAACACCCTTTTGGAGAAGAGAAATAAGTGTAGTATATTCAGGCAAATGCAAATATTCCTTATAGTTTGCGAGCTTAGATATAAGGATTTTTTTGCACTCGTCCTCGATTGTAATAGGGACGGTGCTGTCTTCGTCGAATAAACTCTGGGAAATTTCTCCAGCACATAACTCGACGTGTTTTCTAGAAAACACGAAGCATATTGCGGGGAGGTGTCCGTTACGCTTCATATATCCTGAAAGGTCGTTTAGTATAAATTTCCGTTTGATAAAGCATTTCTTTTGGCGTAGATAATCCGACACTTTTTTAACTTTGTGGAAGTTTACCTCGCTAAATTCTCCGCCGGGAGCTTTAACGACAATAGGTTTGTTGCGAATGTCGTTAATTTTCGACTGCATCGGGTCTCCTTTCAGTTTTTTGATAGTAGAGTCATGTGTCGTGATCCACATATAGTGAGTGAGTGGGACTACTCGATGATTTGTAGGAATAAGATAAACCAACTTTTTATGTTCTGTCGATTGGTTTCTTTTTTGATTCTCAATCCACTGGGCAAAAGCCTCTGGTTTATCGATAGTAGCCGAAAGCATAATAAGTTGAATATGTGGCGGCAAAAGCAAAATGGATTGTTCCCACACAGCACCTCTATGCTCGTCGTTAATATAATGAACTTCGTCGAATACTACAGCGCCAAGGTCATTTTCAATATCCATCTCAAACGCGAGAGGGAGCGAGGGAGAATCATCATTTGGTTTAATCGTGTCGATAATCTTTTTATTAAAAAGGGTATTCCGCAGAATTTCGGTGGTCATAATAACCACGTCTGCCTCTGGATTGTCGCAAACATCGCCTGTGATAATCCCAAAAGAAATGTCTGGATATTTGCGCCGAAGTTCGGACAGCTTTGTATTGGAAAGTGCTTTAATCGGTGTTGTATAAATAACCTTTTTCCCCTTTTCGACATAATGCTGAATTGCGAATTCCGCCGGAAGTGTTTTTCCGGACCCGGTGTGTGCGGTAATAAGGATATGTTCTGACTCCACAATTCCTTTGACAGCCCATTTTTGGAAATCGCTGAGTGTAAAATTGGGGAAACGACTAAAGTGAATATCATATTCAGACTGAACTCCAAAAGATTTATCGCATAGCAATACCATTTACGATGTTAATATTATTACTGTATTGCGTTTATGTGTGTTTGGCGAATGTTTATTATATATAATTTTAATAATTATATAATATATAATGAGTAGAAGACGAGAAACAACTCTATCATATAGCGACGAATACCTCGCTGCCCAACGCGCTGCGGAGATGAGACCCGGACATCCGATGCAGAAACTTCGGACGCGCGACGTCGAAGAAATAATGAGGCAGCACGCACGGATAGGTGAGACCGGTGTCGCTCTTTCACTCGGTAAAGCGGGTAACCGCCGTCGGCGCAGAACACACAGGTTAAATATGCACAGAAAACCGAAGAAAAAAAGTAGAAATCGAAGAAGGAGCAATCGAAGAAGGAGCAATCGAAGAAGGAGCAATCGAAGAAGGAGCAATCGAAGAAGGAGCAATCGAAGAAGGAGCAATCGGAGAAGGAGCAATCGGAGAAGGCAGAAAAAGAAGAAGACCAGATCTAATTAGGTGGTTCGGGTATATCCATTGTAATAGGATTGTCTGTATCGGTTATGCTATCAAATAGGGATTTCCAGTTTTTACCGAGAACGCGTTTATCAATCCAGAAGTTCTCTCCGTCTTTACGTCCAAGAGACTCAATATTAAAAATATCTTTAGCTTCTTTGTCCAATCCAACGGTATCTGCGCTCTTCCAACAACATCTAGAAGCCGCGCTAATATTTTCGGGCATATTTTCTAGTAGATATAATATAAAATTATTATCAGGTTGTATTTCTCCAATATATGTCCACCCGGGCTCATTTACGTATGTATGTCGAGCTTTCCCAATTTTCCATTTAATAATATCCGTTTTAAGTGAGTTTACATTATATTTGGTAAGGATATTATTATATAATTGATCTTTAGTTAACATTTCACAACCGTCTTCGTCTATTATAATGGGGTCCTCTGCGAAACGTAAATTTTGCAAACTTATCGACATTATATATATCGTATATATTTCTATATATATATTAGTTAATTAAAATATAACAACGAAGGATTAATTATACTATTCTATGGCGGTGGTAATCGAAGACAAATATATAATTAAGGATAAAATAGGAGAGGGTATGTTTGGAATGATTTTTTTAGCAAAAAATAAGTATACCGAGGAGATGGTGGCGATAAAGCTAGATGAAAGTATACTATTAAAGAATGAGGCACGAATCTATCGCGTATTGGCGGACATTAAGGGTATTTCTAAATTGCGTAGTTTTGGAAGTATAGATAAATATAATTATATGGTGATAGACCGCTTGGGGAAGTCATTCGAAGATATAAAAGTAGAGAATAGAATCGATACGAAAACGATAATATTGGTCGGACTACAGATGATACGCCGCATAGAGTCTGTCCATAAACGAAATATCATCCATCGAGATATAAAACCCGAGAATTTTCTAATAGGCCGCGGCGAAGAGAAAAACCTGGTGTATATAATAGATTTTGGACTGTCGAAATTATTTAAAATAAATAACAAGCATATTGCGCGTGAGTCGGGGAGGTCAATTGTAGGAACTCTCCCATTTGTAAGTTTGAATATACACGAAGGCTTTACTCCCAGCCGCCGGGATGATATGGAGTCGATTGGATATACCTTGATATATTTATTTCTCGGTGGGTTGCCGTGGGTAAATATAAACACAAATTTATTATGCGAAGGATTAAAATCAGAAAAAGATAAGGAAAGAGTAGATTCAGACATACTAGAAAGGGAGACGTATAGATTAAAGAAAACCACCAATTTCTGGAATATAGATGGTTTGTCGGGTGAGCTAATAATATTTATAAAATATTGTAGAGGGTTGCGATTCGACGAGGAACCAGATTACGAATATTTGAAAATGTTATTAACTAATTTATATAAGATGAAAAAATATCCTATAGATAATATATTTTGCTGGGATGTATGATCCCTTTCTGAAAAGCCGTATCCTATTATTATATATATATAAATTGCTTAAAGATGTAATACATAATTGTATTATAAATATGAGCAGCACTAGTGACACAACAACAACGGGACGCGTAAAATGGTTTAACAAATCTGCAGGGTATGGATTTATTACCGCGATGGACGGAGATCATAAGGGAGATGATATTTTCGTTCACCACTCCAATCTAGATGTATCTAAGGACCAGTTTAGATACTTGGTTGAGGGAGAGTATATTAACTTTTCGTGGTCCCCGAGCGGAAATGATAACAGCAAGCACGAGTGGCAGGCGACGTCGGTATCCGGGATTTGCGAGGGGCCTCTTATGTGCGAGACGCATCACGATTCGCGGAGTGAAATGTCTGAGTCTTCTAACTCGTCGGGAGGTTCTGCTCCTCAGCGTAGAGGTCGCCGCGTTGGCGGAGGACCCAGCTTTACCGACTCGAACGGCAATGAGTATAAGCTGGTCCGGAATAAGTCATCTCGTGCGCGAGATGAGGAGGTCGAGCTCTCGGCATAATATAATATAATACAATAAGTGTACAGTTACCTACACTCATTGTAGATATAATAAACAAATAGGTTTAAAGTTTATGGCATAGTTATAGTATAATGTCTAACGAAAACGGTGCTCTAATTGAAGAGGACACTGATTCAGATAATAAACTAATAAAAGGGCAATTCGCAGATATGCTTGCCACACTATCGATTTTCAGAACACAAATCACTGCATTTCAGCAGCAGATTAGAGCTGTAGAGAAGGGAGTTGAGAAAAAGCTTCGCCAAGCAGAAAAGTTAAATAAGAAGAGGCGTCGGAAGTCATCAAAACCGTCTGGGTTTGCATTACCTTCAAAAATTTCGGAGGAGTTGTGTTCGTTCATGTCGAAAGAGAAGGGCACTCACGTCGCACGGACTGAGGTGACTAGGTATATTATTAGTTATATTAAGGGACAGAAACTGCAAAATCCCGATAACGGACAGATGATTAATCCGGACGACGCTTTAAAGAAGTTATTGGCGGTCGGAGACGACGATAATCTAACTTATTTCAATCTTCAAAAGTTTATGAACCGCCATTTTCATAAGATGTCAAAAGAAACAACGACATAGATAGACCATAAAAGATATTCAAGTTTATATTTAAACACATAAACTTGAATACAATAGAATGCTTATACTGTTGGATTGTAGGGAGACTAAATTAATAGAAGAATGTAAAATGTTTTTATCTGGAAAGGACGAGTTATCGCATATAAAGATGGAAGTAAGGAGTTTGCCTATAGGGGACATTATTATAATGGATGGTGTGGGAAAAGAGCGGATTATTGTAGAGAGAAAATCGGTAAATGATTTAGCCAGTAGTATACGGGATAGTAGATACAAAGAACAAAGTTTTCGTCTGTCAAACTGCGATATACCAAATCACGACATATTCTATGTCATAGAAGGTTCTTACGCTAGTTTAGGGCCGAGGTATAATAGAAAAACAATACTTTCGGCAATCACATCGCTTGCATATTATAAGGGGTTTTCGGTGCATAGAACATTTTCCATAAAGGAAACGGCTGAATGGTTAATGAGATTTGCCGATAAACTATATAGGGAGGACAAATCAGGATTTTATAGTAACCCTGTGTCAAACGAGACAAATATAAAGGAAGATGTAGGATATAGTTCGGTGTGTAAGCGTGTAAAAAAAGACAACATAACCGTTGATAATATTGGAGAGATAATGTTAATGCAAATACCGGGTGTAAGTTCAAATGCAGCTTCCGCAATATTAAAGGTGCATCACACATTAAATGCCGTGATAAAATCATTAGAGGCGGACCCGAAGGCACTAGATTGCATATATACAACAACTAAAACAGGTAAAGAGCGTAAACTGAATAAATCGGCTGGGGAAAATATATATAAATTTTTGATATCGCAATAAACACCACACTTTAGTGGATATTTATAATTATTATAGTATAAATATAATATTTAATTTAAATATTATATATATAATGGAAAACTTTGCAAAGTATGCTTTAATATGTGTATCGATAATCTATGTGTTGTATATCGTAAAAAAAAGATTTAGTCCCAGCACAGCTGGAAGGGATGCAAATGGTAAAATAGTTGAGGGGTTAGAAAGCAAAAGGTCCAAAGAAGATGATAGCGGCGATAAAGGCTCCGACGACCCAGATAACGGCGCGCCTATCTCTCGGAAATCAGATATTATTAAAGGTCATACTGAAAAACAAAATGTGAATTTTAAAGACCATAGAAAGCACCACGAAGCAATAATCACAAACTTATATGATAATGTACAAGGAATGATTCACAAGATGACGGCGCAACACTCATCCGCTATTGCAAAGGACCCGATGTCTCACGAGTCGCAAGAGAAAATGAGATATATGAATACTTTGCACGATTTTGGAAATAAAACGCTGGAGGGAAGTATGCAGGACCTGGATAAAAAATAATCGGTGGGTGATAAATAATCTATGGTTTTGAACCCCACCTATCTTTTACTGCTACATCAGCAGCGGCTCTACCTTCCATCACAACATCTTCGCCAATAATATCGCTTTTAAACTCCAATACATTAGAATCTTTGTATCTGCCAGTATTAATTAATCCCTGCGTATGCTCCCTCCCTCCCCAATTTGGGTCCATTGGATTTGGGCTAATTTTAGATGAATCGTGATACATTTTATCCAACGGTGTTTCCACCCCAATATACATATTTTCGGAATCAAATGAAGGATACATATCGGCATTATAGGGGCCGTCGTTCCTCGCAGCATCTATTAATTTAGTAAAATCCTTCTTATTTTCATCCGTCGATTGGACCATCCTCTCTTTATTTAGGCCTCCTTGTAGGTCTGTCGGACTCGGGTGAACATTATATGTTTGATGTCCCTGCGTATCGTAGCTTTCGCGAATATATAGAACGGGGCAATTAATATTTTGACTGCGCTGCCAATCCAAAAATTCAATATAATCCTCGAGACTTTTGAATATAACGGGATTTACACCGGGAACCGGGGCTGCCTTTGTATTATGTAAGTAAAACGTGCTTCCCTCTTGGACCAATACATCCGGACAGTTATATTTAGTATTGTCTTTAGAAACATTTACAATATCTGGGTTAAATGCCTCTGTTGGAACTGTATTAAAAATATAGTATATTCCCAGCATAAAGATAAAAAAAGATATTACTGTTTTATACATATATAGTCAAATTAGATAAAATTATATATTATGATGTTTTAATTGTCTAAATATATAGTAATGAGGCATCACGATTTTGATGAAAACGCGACACGTGATGATTATTTAACTGCTTCAGTCAACGGCGCGATGGCGTTAATACATTCCCCCCATTGTCAACACTGTAAGGCGATGATAAATCCGTGGAACGGCATTGTTGAGGATATTCCTAAATTTAAAGACGAAGTTGGCGAGGGTACAAGTCTTATACGGTTACATTCAGGTGCAATTGATAATATATGCGGTGGCGAAGAAGGTAAATGGCTCGCGGAAGAGTTTTCTAAAAAAGTATCTGGCGTTCCGACAATTATTATAATCCAGCCCGGGGGAAAATTAGGAGATGCATTTAACGGCGAACGAACGAAAGAAGGGATAGTCGATTTTTTAAAAAAGAAATTAAGAAAAAAATCGGCGGCGGCAAAAGCAACGCTAGAATTTAAATCTCCCACAAAACATAAGGCACGCGGAAGCCATCGGGCACACGGAAGCCATCGGGCACACGGAAGCCATCGGGCACGCGGAAGCCATCGGGCACACGGAAGCCATCGGGCACACGGATGTCATAAGGCACACGGAAGCCGTTGCCCTCACAGCGGAAATAAAATACAAAAACACGGGGTTTTGCGATTAATCGGTGGGTCATCCCATAGACGAATGAGCAAGCATAGGCGGAGCAAGCATAGGCGGAGCAAGCATAGGCGGAGCAAGCATAGGCGGAGCAAGCATAGGCGGAGCAAGCATAAGCGGAGCAAGCATAAGCGGAGCAAGCATAGGCGGAGCAAGCATAAGCGGAGCAAGCATAAGCGGAGCAAGCATAGGCAGGGCAAGAAGTAAGAAACGCCACCAACGATAAAAGAGAAAATATTTAAATAATAATATATTTAAATATTTATTTCATAAAAAAGTATCCTCCAAATACGACCATTATCAGTCCAATTAGTTTATCCGTTGTAAACTTTTCGGGAGAATAGTATAACCATATACTTGTCACCGGCACGGAAATAATAAAGCTACTGATTCGCATCGTGGAAACTCCGTGAAATTTAAGGAACTCCAGTCCTAAATAACTTCCGCCAATACCAAATACAGAAAAATATATAAACAACAAATAGTCTGTAAAATCAATACTGGAGAAGCTTTTTTTCACTAATGCTGGGTCTTGAGTATATTTGTATATTAATATTAACGATAGAGATAATAATATAGCTAAAGTTTCGATAAACAATATAATAATAATATCATATTTTTTTGCAAATTTCTTTTCCAGCGTGTTGTTATACCATCCAATAAACGCCACAATAAACAAAAATGTATATAGCCACATTTTACTTTTCAAAATATCCATATTCTAATCTATATTATAACAACATAATAACTTGTGTATGATCAAATTCTGCGTCAGAAACGGCGTCATCTTCGCCACAATATCCACACCACATACAATCAGATTTTATTCTACAACTTCTTCTAACAAGACCGTCGTCTAAATTATGTAGGTCACATTCCCACCGCCCACCAGTTGAGATATTCGATTTAAATGTGCACCCCGCCGGACAATGTGGTTTTGGAACCGGCAAGTCCGACCCATCTACTCTCGACTGTATCCATTTTTTATAATTTTCTGAGCGGCGACTCCCACCCTTACATAGAGTTTTGTATGATGGTGTGGGCGGTTTTGGTCTTGTACTTGTTGCATCAATGTGCTTTCCCGAAAGAGTTATTGTTTTACTTAACATAGAATGAATAGCAGGCATCCCTTCTGTTATAGAATTTTTCTTTACTACATATTGCATAAGTATTGCGAACGCCAGAAGTATCGCGAGTCCCGCCAAAATCGACAATCTATTAAACGCAACTAATTTATTTTTTGAAAAGACGGAAGCATATTTCATAAAATAAGTGCAGAAAATTATATAGGAAAAATTGAAGAGTTAATAATAGAGTAGATAATGGTAAAAATAATGAAAATCAAGCCTATGCACTCTTTCCGCCTCCTAAGTTTTAATACTTATGACGAAGCGGTAAAGAGCGAGGGAGATGATAAAAGTAATCAGAAAAAGTTTGCGATTCAAATGTTTGGAATAAACGAAAAGGGTGAGACGGCCTCTATCTACGTAACAGACTTCACTCCCTACTTTTATATTAAAGTGGAGGGCGAGTGGGATGACTGCAAGATGATGATATTCGTATCGCAAATCAACGACGACCTTGGGAAATACTACGATAATAGTATAGTGAAAGCATCATACGTAAACAAGAAGAAATTGTATGGGTTCGACGGCGGAAAAGAGCACACGTTTATTCTTATTAAATTCACGAGCGAGGCGGCGATGCGAAAGGCAAAAAATCTGTGGTATACAACAACTATTACAAATCGCGTGTATAATAAGGTTCTAAATCCAGCCGGTTATCTGTGCCGGGAGTGCTCTACCCAAACATATATTTACGAAGCACAGATTCCTCCACTTCTTCGTATGTTTCATATAAAAGATATTAGTCCGTCTGGTTGGATTGGTTTGCCGACAAAACTGACCACAAAAATTCCTAAAAAATTCAGCAAAACGAGTTGCACACACGAGTTCTCTATTCATTACAAACATATTGTGTCTCAGTCCGATAAAGAAACGGTCGTTCCATACAAGATATGCAGTTTTGATATTGAGGCGAGCAGTAGTCACGGCGACTTTCCTCTGGCGAAGAAGGATTACAAAAAACTGGCGACTAATATTGTAGATGTGTGGAAGGAACATACGAAAGAATATGACATCGATAATACGCAGGGGAAACTTTTGCTGAAACAAATTCTCAAGACGGCATTTCAGTTAAAAACCGACACAGTTGATAACGTGGATATAATATATCCCAAATATCCTGTTGATGAGGATATATTTATCACGGCGTTCGATAGCTGGTTTGATACCGATATTTCCCGATACGACGGAAACGCTGACGGCGACGACGATGGAGAATGCGAAGATATATCCCAAGACATCGAAGCAAATGCAGGAGAAGAGGGAAGGAATAACAACGAGGTGGAGGCAGACCAATGCAATTATTGGTATAAAAAGAAGAAGAAATATAATCGTTGTTCAGTCAGCGGAAATGTAGTGGATATGTTAAACAATCCAAAGATATGCCGCGATATTAAGATTACCGTAATAAATAAGTCTCTGAACGACGGCGAATGCTTATTTCCCCCGATCGAGGGAGATAAGGTAACATTTATCGGCTCTACATTCTGGAAGTATACTGAATCGGCACCATATCTGAATCACTGTGCTGTTCTTAATACGTGTAGTGATCTGCCGTCTATTAATAATACTGTAATCGACTCTTACAAAACGGAGAAGGAAGTTCTCGTCGCGTGGCAGCGATTGATTCAGGAGGAAGACCCTGATATTGTCATCGGGTATAACATATTTGGTTTTGATTACCCGTTTATGTATCAGAGGGCAAAAGAGCTGAATTGCGTGGATTCGTTTATCGAGTTGTCGAGGATCAAAGGCGAGCGTTGTCTTAAAAAAGACTGGAAAACAAAGAAGGAGGGGCTCGAGGAAAACACGATTTATATCGCGAGTGGCCAGCACGACCTTAAATATATTAAAATGAATGGGCGGCTACAAGTCGACCTATATAATTATATTAGACGAGATTATCAGCTTATGATGTATAAGCTGGATTATGTATCTGGGTATTTTATCGGTGACCAAGTGAAAAAGATTGAACACATCGACGACATCACGAAGATTTATAGTAAGAACCTTTCTGGGTTGGAGAACCACAGCTTTGTTAACTTCGAGGAGGCTGCTCACTCGGTTGACCAATATAAAGACGGAAAAAAGTTTGAAGTATTCGATATTAATTACGCGGAGGGGACATTCTGTATTAATGGGACGGAAACACCCGATACCAAGACAAAGCGCGTCAGGTGGGGAATGGCGAAAGACGATGTCACTCCGCAAGATATTTTCCGAATGACAAACGAAGGACCTGATGAGCGGGCAATAATTGCAAAATATTGCATTCAGGATTGCAACTTGGTTCATCATTTGTTGCGCAAAATCGACGTCATCACCGGTTTTATTGAGATGTCCCGACTTTGCAGTGTTCCGTTGAATTTCCTTGTGATGCGTGGGCAGGGGATCAAGCTAACTAGTTATATTGCTAAAAAATGCCGTGAGAAAAACACGCTTATGCCTGTTATCGAGAAGGGCAGCAACAATGAGGCATATGAAGGTGCGATTGTATTGCCGCCAAAGTGCGATTTGTATCTCGAAGACCCGGTCGCGTGCGTGGATTATAGTTCCCTTTATCCGTCGTCGATGATTAGCGAGAACATCTCGCACGACAGTAAGGTAATGACAAAAGAATATGACTTGAGTGGAAATCTAGTAAAAGAAACGGGCGAACGCAATGAAGCTGGCGAATATATCTATGATAATCTACCAAATTATAAGTATGTAGATATTGAATACGACACATACACGTGGCGGAAGAAAAGCTCGCTGCCGGGCAGTGCGGTGGAGAAAGTTCACATTGGAAAGAAGTTGTGTAGATACGCGCAATTTCCGGAAGGGAAGGGCATTATGCCGTCTATTCTCGAAGAGCTTCTTAAGGCGAGAAAAGATACAAGGCGGCTTATTCCCGGCGAGAAAGACGATTTCAAAAAGAACATTTTGGATAAGCGACAGTTAAGCATTAAAGTAACTGCTAACTCGATGTATGGTCAGACGGGCGCGAAGACCAGCACATTTTATGAGATGGATTGTGCAGCATCGACCACGGCAATCGGCAGGAAGTTGCTCACATACGCACGGCGTGTTATTGAAGAGGCGTATCATAATCTGGAAGTTGAGACAAAAGATTATGGTAGAATTATGGTGAATGCGGAGTATGTATATGGCGATACAGACTCGGTATTCTTCAAGTTTAATCCGACTGAGTTGGATGGGACGAAAATCATCGGACAAAAGGCGTTGGAGATTACGATCGAGCTTTCTCAGCTGGCGGGAGCTCTCGCAACTAAATTCCTGAAGAATCCCCACGATTTGGAATATGAAAAGACGTTTATGCCGTTCTGCTTGCTTTCCAAGAAGCGATATGTGGGTATGTTATATGAGCACGACCCGCATAAGTGTAAGCGTAAATCAATGGGGATTGTATTGAAGCGCAGGGACAACGCTCCTATCGTGAAGGACATCTATGGCGGAATTATTGATATTTTGATGAAAGATAAAAATGTGGAGTCGGCGGCGAAGTTTCTAAAAGATTGTTTGCAGAAAATTGTGGATGGCAATGTGGAGATGGATAAGCTAGTGATTACAAAATCTCTGCGTTCGGGTTATAAAAACCCTGACCAGATTGCGCATAAAGTTCTGGCTGACAGGATTGGTAAGCGGGACCCGGGGAGTAAGCCCAGCGTGGGGGACCGTGTTGCATATGTATATATTAAGAATAAGAATAAGAAGGCACTTCAAGGCGAAAGAATTGAAGTTCCGGCGTATATTCTAGATAAAAAACTCGAAATTAATTATTCGTTTTATATCACAAACCAGATTATGAAACCGGTCCAGCAGGTATTTGCGCTGGTGTTGGAGCAATTGGCGGATTTTAAGAAGCGAAAGGGACATACGTTGCGTAAATGGAAGAAGGAGTTGGAGACCCTTCGTCGACTACATCCTGACCCGGAAACATATAAAAAGAAGGAGGACGCGGTTCGCAATAAGGAGGTGAAGGCAATGCTTTTTGAAAAATATTTGCAACAAACAATGCGGGATGGGAGTCAGAGTATAATGAGTTTCTTCGGCCAATAAGAGATATTGCATTTAGTAAGCCGAACTCGAATAAATCTTGTTTTCAATAAGGAACGCAACGCCCATTCCGCTCCCAAAACCGAAGCCATATAATATTTTTTGCCCAAATACTTTAAATGTTTGAAGCATTATATATATATTAATATTTTAACCGAATCTATTTAGAAATATAATTAAGTATTACATTATGGGTTTCCTAAGGTTTATTGTCGCAGCATTATTCGGTATTACGCACATTTATTCGCAGGACATCCCGGTGTATATTGCATTACGACAGCAAAACATTCCTATGCTGGAAGATAAATTGCGACAGATTAGTGATCCGGTGTCGGCTGAATATGGAAAATATCTCTGCGCGCCACAAATCCATTCTATCGTTGACCCGCCGCATCACGAACAGCGCGCGGTTCTCACTTGGCTGAGCGACAACAATATACAAGACGCGGAGAATCACGGAGATGCGATAAGGTTTTCTGCATCATATCCTAAACTGGCGCACGTGTTTAAAATCCCTGAGGGGGGAATATCTAAAAAGAAATTATTGGATTATTCTATTCCACTAGAACTTTCTCCAATAATCGAATTTGTTGAAATGGAAATTAAACGGAATCCTCTCAATAAAAATAGTCAGTATATTTCTCGCAATCGCCCCGTTTCTAATGGAGATACGGATGAGCGTTTTTTCGGGAGGGAGCCACTTATGTATATGTATAATGTTTCCACCGAAAGCGTATCACACTCGGTAATAGGCGTTCTTGCCGAGTTTCAAGGTAATGGCGGATTCTTGCCCGCAGATTTAACGATGCATCAGGCATCTAATAATCAGTCGGAAAATGATGTCGTCAAAATTGTTGGCGGTAATGTCGGAATAGATATTGAGAGCGTGCTGGATGTTCAAATGATGTCTCAGGCGGGGAACGGGATGGAGATGTGGTTTTGGGATACGCCATACTGGCTGTTTTCTTTTGCTGTAGATTATTTTAATTCTCAAAATATAGGGAATATTATATCTATGTCGTGGGGTTGGGCGGAAGATAGTCAGTGCGATATCATAGATTGTTCGAGTGGATTAACTTCAGAAAAATATGTAGAGAGAGTCAACACCGAATTTTTAAAGCTGGCTCTTAGGGGCGTCACTATTGTGGTATCGTCGGGCGATGCAGGTGCACCTGGGCGTACCAACGAACAATGTGGATATGGTAGACCGATGAATCCCGTATTTCCCGGTTCAAGTCCATATATCACGAGCGTTGGAGCAACATATGTCCCCTATAAAAACGCCACAAAAAATGCGACAACCCCTCTTTGTCGTGATTTTGGGTGTATTGTCGGCACTGATGAACGTTCTATTAGCTTTGAGCACGTGGGCTGGACTGCTGGAGGAGGGTTTGACCTATATCTTAACGAGACTCCTTGGTGGCAATCAGATGTAGTGCGTAGCTATTTGGAGTCGGGTGTGGCGCTGCCGTCTAAATCATTATATAATAGTAATGGGAGGGCTTATCCTGATCTTACTGCGATCGGACACAACTGTCCAATTTACGTGCAAGATGAAATGCAGGGAGTAGACGGCACGAGTTGTTCAGCACCAGTAACAGGAGGTTTATTGGGACTGGTTTCAAATCATTTATGGAATCGTTATCATATTAAACTAGGATTTGCTAATCCGCTACTCTACTATATACAGGCAAATTGCGAGGATTGTTTTCGCGATGTTACCGTTGGGCACAACTGGTGCACCGAACAGCAATGCTGCGATAACGCAACCAATTTTGGATTCACCGCAACAAAGGGGTATGACCCTGTAAGTGGTCTAGGCTCTTTGAACGTGGGTAAGATTGTAGATTTTATAGACGAGATGCTTTAATATTTGGTTCTCTTTTCTAAGTTTTCATCATAGATTTATTCATAAAATATATCCACATATATTATATGTCTCTCTGTAAATATAAGGATATCTTCGGAAAGCCCGGAAAGGGTGCGCACGCCTACCGTATTTTTAACATAGCAATAGTTGATGTTATATTTACATTATTAGGTGCCTATGCGGTGATAAAGTATTTTAATACTTCGCCCGGATGGACAATATTCGGGGCTTTTTTATTAGGAGTAATCGCGCACAAAATATTTTGTGTAAAAACTACACTGAACTCGTTGATTTTTAAATATATTAAATTATAATAATATTAAACATAATATTATTATGAATATTAATGGCGTTGAACATACTAGATGTAAATATACCACCTGTTGAAGATAATATTTGTATTATATGCCACGACCAGTTAGATACAGCTCAAACATATAAATTACCCGAATGCAACCATACATATCACACCCACTGTATTGTGACGTGGTTTAGACATAGAGGGTCTTACGATTACGATGAGTATGGACGTAAGATCCAGGTAGATGGGAAGTGTCCCCATTGCGGAAATAACGGAATAAATAATGTTGTCCCGTCGGGAGTGAAAACTTACTGTTCACATAGAGCTCGATGCTACTTAAGTCCAACGGAACACGCTAGGTTTAAAACAATAAAAAGGGAGGGGAAAAAACACGGGGAGTCACCCATTCTTAATAAGCTATTTGATAAGTTAGATGTAATGGAAAAAAAACTGAAAGATGCTACTTTATCCGACTCACTTTTTAAAAAAAAAATAACGACAGACGCCGTTAATTATAGTGAAACGAAAAAAATAATTAGACAAAATAGGAATAAATTGTGGGGTGCGAGGAGGAACGTGGGTCGTATAAGAAAAGAGATTTCGGCCTTTCCTATTGTTCCTTTAATTATACCAATTCCTATAGATATTAATTAATATTTACTCGATCGCGTACCCACCTAGTCGTGCTGCAATAGACGTCCCAATAACAATCCACATAGTGGTGATTGTATCTGCACCCCGGATAATACACCAACGGAGGGCGGTGCAGTGGGGGCTTAGAACGAGGAATGGTGTGGCGAGAAATCCCATAAATGTATATGGTGTGCAATACGCTGCGTATAGGTGGGCCGAGGTGTAATGAATAATCATCCAAATAATATAAATACCGATAATGTTCCACACCGCGCCAACATATGGCCTGCATTTCATAGCGCAATCACGAAAGTTCATAATATATTGCAATAATTATAGGGGATTAAAGTCTTTCAATTTTTTTATTAATCAGGAACACTATGCTGCCTACAGATTAATCGGATAGGGAATCTGTAAAATTCTCTAATATATTATCCGAACGAGTAATAGGTCCAAATATGGGCGCAGGCGCAGCAGCAGGCGCAGCAGGCGCAGCAGCAGGAGCAGCAACAGGAGCGGGAGCGAGAGTGGCGGGAAGAAGAAGAGAAGCGGGAACACGAGCGCGAAGGGCAGCAGGAGCAGCAGGAGCAGCAGCAGGAGCAGCAGGAGCAGCAGCAGGAGCAGGAGCAGGCACTTGTGCGCTTGTCCGAGTATTTATTAGTAAGTCTTGTCCAATATCGTTATTACCTTCTGGCGAATACCTATATTGAATCGAAATATTTTCGGACGCGTCTGTTTGGTTATTTTCAAAATAATTCGCAAATTCGGTATTTATAATATTAACCAGATTATTCATAGTAGTCTGATTCATAGATGCGTCTTGTGCGCTATTCTGTGGTGCGCTATTCTGTGGTGCGCTATTCTGTGAAATATCAGTTGTATTTGAACTGCAGTCTCTAATATCAAACCTACATACGGGGCATCGAACACTTCTACTAAACCACTCGCGTAAGTTGCGAGGCGTAAAGATGTGCCCACAGTGATTAATTTGCATAACAACGTCGCTGGGGTCAATCGCATCGTGGCTTATAGGACACGTGTTATTTATAGGAGCGGCTATACTGGAGAACAAAATTTCTCTTGTCGCATTTGTTATTTGTTGCTCCGTAGGAATGATAGAAACGGGTGCATAAAATTCGAATTGAATGATATTATTATCTAGCGCGCCTCCAGGTTGCACCAAATTTCTAAATATGTCCGTTATTCTATTCTCAAGTGGGTCTTGTGTGGCGGTTGGATTGGGTATGTGTGCGGCGCTGCGTGGTCTTGCTCGGCGGGGAGGGGGGATATTTCTTCCGGGAATTATGTTTCTCGGGACATCTGTAAAATTTACAGGAGGAGCCCTGCGATAATTTCTATATGTGTCGTCGACTTCCCCTCTCATAGTTGTCGCGTTCGAATTATTTATAGAGCGCCCGATGTGTGGGTTCCGAAGAAGTGTACTCATATTTCTTTCCTGAGAGGCCATTATGGAAAGCATATTGTCCATAATATTTCTTGACGAGTGGATATTATCTAAATAATTTGCGGAGGTATTGTTAAGAAAATGTTGACGCTGACGGAGACTATCTCGTAGTGATCGCGTTGTTCCGTTATCCATATTTATAATAATAAAAGATGTTTAAATAGAATGAAACAGTTTATACTATAAATATATGAGTTTGTGCGCGGAATCATTGCACAAAAAATATAGCGGCAAGGGATTAACAGGATTAGCTAATGTCGGAAATTCGTGCTACTTAAATTCGTGTATGCAAATATTATCACACACATATGAGCTTAGCGATTTTTTAAACGAAGATACCTATAAAAAACGTATCAACAAAGTATCCGACTCGGTATTGCTAATAGAATGGGATAAGTTGCGAACGATGATGTGGTCAAATAATTGCACGATTGCTCCGTGGGGATTTGTTAAAAGCGTTCAAAAAATCGCCCGCATTAAAGATTTAGAATTATTCACGGGTAATTCGCAAAACGACATCCAGGAGTATTTATTGTTTATTTTAGATAGCTTTCATAACGCAATAAGGAGGGAGGTAAACATGGAAATAACCGGGAATGTAGTAAACACCACAGATAAGATTGCAATTTCTTGTTATAATATGATGAAGGAGATGTATAAGAATGACTATTCCGAAATACTAAATATATTTTACGGAATTCACGTGTCTGAGATAACATCTATAGATGGCAGAGAACAGCTCGGAATGAGCCCCGAACCCTTCTCGGTATTAAGTCTTTCCGTTCCGGACAAGGAGTGTCCCACGTTATTTGATTGCTTCGACGAATATTGTAAAAAGGAAAAACTATGCGGAGAGAATGCGTGGCATAATGATAAAACGAATAAATATGAAGATGTGATGCGCGGTATCACATTTTGGAACTTGCCAAACGTATTTATTATCGACATCAAAAGATGGTCTTCCACCGGCCGCAAGATAAATAAAAAGATCCATTCCCCTCTAACCGACATCGACTTATCTAAATATGTAAGCGGGTATGAAAAAGAAAAGTGTATATATGACTTATATGGTGTGTGTAATCATATTGGAGGAAGTGGCGGAGGTCATTATACTGCATATATTAAAAACGCAAACGACAATTGGTATGAATTTAACGATACTAATGTGAAGATTATAAATCGGGCGAGGGTAGTTAGTGAGAACTCTTATTGTTTCTTCCTTCGTAAAAAAAAATAACTAAACATATATAATGGACGTTAACTTAAATTCTGCAACGGGAATACCCTATATAAAGTCACCATTTAAATTTGGAAGAAATGAAACCGCCTTGATCGTTTTAGTTTTTGTAGTAGTAACATTTTACATAATGTTTTCATCTTTAGGAGGTTCTGGGGGAGGGGGGCAAGTATCTGGTCCACAAACATCTGAAAAAAATGCTTTAGAAATCCTATTATGGGTCGTGTTTATTGTATTGATATTGTTTAATGGGTTTGCGTATTTCTTTAACATCGATATTACAACAAGTTTGCAGGATTTGTTTACAAAAACACCGGAAATAGATATATTAGTAAACCAAGATAGTATAATTGGGGAGGGTAATTCGAGGGGTGCAGGTGGTGGCGACGGCACAGGTGGCGACGGCACGGGTGGCGACGGCACAGGTGGCGGCTCGTCGACACCGCCCCCCACAACAGCAGCACCCGCAACCGCCCCACCCGAGATTATGAAAGGAAAGCAAGTATTTCACATACCCGGCAATAAGTATACTTACCCCGATGCAACAGCAATATGCAAAGCATACGGAGGAAGATTAGCAAATTATAAAGAGATAGAGGCTTCGTATGAAAAGGGAGGAGACTGGTGCAGTTATGGCTGGTCGGATAATCAGCTTGCATTATTTCCCACACAATATGATAAGTGGCAAAAGATGCAGAAGATCGAAGGTCATATTCACGATTGTGGTCGCCCCGGTATAAACGGGGGATATATTTCGAATCCCAACGCTAAATTTGGAATAAATTGTTATGGGAATAAACCCAAAATCACTGATGAAGAGAGCACAATAATGAAAAATAGCTCGCAATTTCCTCAATCAAACAATGAGGCTGAATTCGATAAAAACGTGGAAAGATGGCAACGTAAACTTCCCGAAATATTAGTTGCTCCATTTAATCATACGAATTGGAGCAGCATATAAATTATAATATTTTTTTAGACTAAAACTAAATAAATATTATTTAAACTACCGTAGCAACAATCCATCCAGAAATAACCAAAATAATAATTAAGAATATACACATTACTTGACTACAGTCTGTTTGCATTATATTATCTTCATTATGTAATTCAAAATAGTCGTCATCGGGTTCGTATATATTATCATCGTGGTTGTTAGTTCTAGACGGCGGAGCATAACGATACAACTCATATGGAGGGGGTGGCGACAATGCACGAACGTGTGGAATATTACCATTCGTTATCGGTATATGTATAGGTGGTGGCGGCACCATTATGAAAGAATCACACATTAAACACGTTGGGTTATTACATATCCATTGATATATACACAACGGGTGTACCAAATAGCTGCACGTGCATTCTTTAATAATTTCGTGTATACTATTCACCTCTATTAAATCATTATCTTATCCGAAGGATTAGCATTATCCGAAGGATTAGCATTATCCGAAGGATTAGCATTATCCGAAGGATTAGCATTATCCGAAGGATTAGCATTATCCGAAGGATTAGCATTATCCGAAGGATTAGCATTAGCATCTGAAAAATGTTCGCTCATGCATATAATACATTCTACGGCGGGACGTAGATTATTCATTATAATTATATATTACTTCTAGTATTCTATACTATGTCCGACGAGTCTTATTATTTTTAGAAGAAGTTTTTTTACGTTTAGTATTGTTTTTCTTAGCCGATTTGTTTTTAGACGACTTTGTTTTGTTAGGCCTATTCTTTTTCGTTTTTGACGTTACGGTTTTTTCGGATGCCATCGAAACCAATCTGTTGTATAGACTGTCTTGCACAGGGTCGACGTCTTCGTTATTAGAAACCACGTTTTTTGTAGATATGTTTTGTTGAAGATACAGTAATCCGGCAGGAACAGCTAAACCACTGAGGATACTACTAACCGCGGGAAGCCCGCCACCAACTTGTGGTCCAGTATTTTGGTTCATCACACTAATCGCGCTCTCGCTATTCTGTAATAGATAAGAATCTATCTCGAACCCCGCTGCTGTAATATTGTTGTTATTATCCCTCGCATATACTAAATCGCTTGCGTTTAATGACATATATATACATAATATATATGTTTTTAATATAAATTATTGTGAATATGTCCTTTTAATTTCAGAAACGTATTTACTATCTCTCGTTTGTTTAATATAGTTCATAATTTCCTCAACTTTTTCAGAATCATCAATGAAACGACCTAAACACCCTCCGACGTGTTTTAACGATATCGGCGGGGATTGTTTTGTTTCTACAAAGCGGATTTTTCCATCCGATATCTTTACGGTCGCGTTAGATAAATTTTGCGTTTCCACGTAGTTCATTATTTGGGAACCTATATCATTTCGCTGATTGCGTAGCTCTCGTGCTCTATTGTTTACTAGTCGAAGTTGATTATCAAAGGAAACCCATCCTTTAATATGGTCCTCAAATGTCATTATAATATATGCTTATAAAATATACTTATAAAATCTTATTGTCTGCCCGACAATTTCGCCAGAGAAAAATAAATATGCTTAAATGTAACAAAAAGCTAACGATAACAAATAGAAGAGAGAGATAAACATATGGGTAAATTTGAACAAGAACTTCATTAATCGTAGGGCTTAATATTTTTTTAATTTCATATTTTACGTCTTCTCGATGCAAGATTTTTAAACAGCTTTCTAGAAAAGTTTTAGACATTATATTGACAATTTATAATTTAATACATCGTTTAATTTATAAATGCGTGAAATCCTTATGTAAATAATATCTAAAATTTATAATGAACATATATGATTTTAAAAAGCCTTTTATTTTCAATAACATAACTTTAGGTAATCCGCAACCAGTTCAAGGAGGTTCATATTTTACTAAACTTAAAAATGATGATAATCCTTTATATGTTCAACTTCCTAAATGTATTACTAAGCAAGGTGTGAATATTACAAAAAAAAATAAATATTGCGACCTTATGTATGAGAGAAATGACGAGGATAAATTAATAGAATGGATAGAGAATTTAGAGAACAGATGCCAGGTTCTAATTGATGGGAAAAAAAATATGTGGTTTCATAACGAGTTATCGAGCGATGACATTGAGACGATGATGTCTCCAATATGTCGAGTATATAGGTCTGGTAAAAATTTATTAATTAGAGTATTAATTGAAAAAAACAAACAAACCGATGCGGATAACTGTATTGCATATAGTGAAAGCGAGACCTTGGTAAATTTAGACACTCTTGAACCACATCAACATATCATTCGAATAATAACAAATGTATGATTTCGAGAACGGCGAGATACCCCTCCACCGAATCTATTGAGACAAGTAGTTTAGGAAAAGACCCGGTGCTTATGCCCCACTACGATATGTCGCCACCAGAACACAATCGAGAAAAACAATCGGAGGAACAACTTGCAGGGGAGGAGCTGGTTGCAGGAGAGGAGCTGGTTGCAGGAGAGGAGCCGGCTGCGGCAGAGGAGCAATCTGAAGGAGAGGAGCAATCCGCGGGAGAAGAACAATCTGCTGGAGGGGAGCAGGCTGCTGGAGAGGAGCAGGCTGCTGGAGAGGATCAATACGCTGGAGAGGAGGAGGAACAATACGCTCGAGAGGGAGTGAACGAGGAAAAAGGATGTTTTCAGAATAAGACTAATAATTTAGGAAACACTGATATCGAAGAGGTTGAATTAAGCGTTGATAACGTTCGGGACACTATTGATCTTAGAAGGTCGGATGATGTTTACAACGATATTTATAAAGAGGCTCTTCGA